TTGAAGCTGCAACTAAGATAGCATCTGTACCATCACTTTCTAATGGAGCTTGGAAATCTATTTTTCCTAATTTATCTCCATCAACAACTGTTAGTTCACCTGTAGTAAGTTTTAATAGACCAGGGCCTGCTGCTGTTGCTCCTCTTATATCAAGTAAATCTGCTGATTCATCCCAGTGCATAAACGCACCTGCTGAAGCTCCGAAGAATTTTACATCATACCCAGTGTCATCAACGCCAACTGTGACTGTACCATCAATATCAACTGTGCAAGTCTGGTAGAGAGTATCTGCTGACTCATCCCAAAAAACTTTTTGACCTGAAGTAGCTCCGAAAAAATTTACATCATGCCCTGTATCATCAACGCCAACAGTAAGTGGACAAGAGAATGTAGAAGTAGTGGTAAGAGCAATTAAATCAGAACCGCCAACCTCTATCGTTATGGTATCGTCTGCTGAAGCTCTTATGCTAGTATCATTGTCAGTATCAAGATCAATACGATTGCCATTAGTGACCATATCAATATCGCCATTAACCAAAAGTGAATCAGCACTTTCATCCCAAAGCATATACTTACCAGCGGTAGCACCAAAGAATTTTACATCTAATCCTGTATCGTCAACTCCAACTGTAATAGTGCCACTAAATTGTGAATTTCCTGAAACATCTAATGTTCCATTAAGATCAACTGCTGTAGCCGTTAAATCAATTTCATCAGTTGCACCTAAACTAAGTACAGTTGCACTTGAACCTTGTATGAACTGACTAGCATCATTAAAACAAATTTTATTGGTTGAATTAAGAGTAAGTCCTGTTCCATCTGTATGTGTAAGAGTTGTATCATTATCCTCACCAAATCCTAAAACTGCTGAGTCAGATTGAAGTTTTAAATCATCATCAACAAAAAGATCAGGAACAGCTAAATCTTGTAACATATCGTAAACAACTGCACCAGATCCAGCTCCATCTGTAGCAAGCATTTTAGTTTGACTTGCTAGTATTGCTACATTTGCTCCACTCCCTTGTGTAAAAGTAAGCGTATAACTGGTAGCGTTTTCTATAATCCAAATTTTAGATGCTGTATTAGGTGCTAATGTAACTGTACAAGCTTGACCGCCTCCTGTAAGTTTAAGGTATATTCTTCTTGGCTCACTATTAGTTTCAGTTCCATCAGGGATAGTTAGTGTCGCTGTCGAAGCATCTGCTACTGCTTTAGTTGCATATCCAAAAGCTTCTCCAATAAGCGTCAAATTAGTATTGGTTGTTGTCCCCCAAGTTCCACTACCATCACCAGTAGCCATCTCGTTGAGTCTTAAATTATTTACGTATGTACTTGCCATAATATGTTCCTATAATTTAACTATAATAAATCAAAAAAGAAAAATTTTATAGTTTTTATGCAGCGATTTCATTCCAACTCGGACTTTGACTTTCACTTATTTCACTCCAACCTGGCGTTTGACTTTCACTTATTTCACTCCAATCTGGAGTTTGACTTTCATCAATACGTGACCATATCATAACTGTTCCTACTGATCCTGTAGCACTTTGTCCAGTTGGATATGCGTTTGCTTCTGCGTCTGGAGTTATAGATCCATTTGATCCAGTTGCAGCATTAAGTGTAACAGATAAATTGTTATTTGATATTGTTGTAGCTGTACCTAAAGCAGAAGTTCCAGCTTGTCCAGCGAGCGTTACATTCGCCTCACCATCAACTTCAACCGATACTGCCCCAACGCTACCAACTAAAGTTGGTAAAACGGCTATAGCTTGAGCATTTACACCAGCTGTTGGTGCTCCCGCTGTTCCTACTTGGCCTGATGGACTTACATTTGCAGCAGCAACTACGCTAGGAGTGCCTAAAGCAGAAGTACCTGCACTTGGTGCTGTAATTGTGACTGGAAGTGGTTCACCCCACGTGAGTTGGCCCCACGTGCCTCGACCCCAACCAGTTATATTAGCCATTTAAGGCTAGGCGATTCTTATAATCGCTGTGCTGGCTGCTGCCGCTGGGAATACAATAGTAAAGTCACCCGATGTAGATGTTTTATCTCCACCAAAGTCAATAGCTGCCACAGACTTGTTAGAGTCGCTACTATTGTAAATTAAACACCCTCTTGCTGTTACTGAGGCTGTGCCAAAAGTTAAGTCTGCAAAATCAGTAAACCCTGTGGTTCCTGATGAAGTTGGATCTACTCTTGTTAGATTTGCACCACCAGCAGTATAGTTTGTGCCTGATGCCTGTCCAGTAGTAACGTATACTGTGGTTGCAGCTCCAAGAGTAGCAGATGATGTATATAAAGCTAACTTAAAAGTGTCTCCACCTGAATTTTTAAAGTTGTGAATAGCTTCTAATAGTTCTTTTTTAAAACTGGTTGTTAATGTTGATGTGATTGCCATTTCAAATACCTTTGATTATTTTTGCTAAGTCTTCAGCATCTTTTTGAATTAATTCTTGAATCAAAGACGCTTTATAAGATTTTATAGCATTTTTAATATATATCAAACAAACTTTGTAAATTAAATCTTCATAAGCTCTAGCTTGGTCTTTAATGTGTTGAGGGCTATCATTTGAATAAGCTACTATTTTATCAGTTAATTGTTTCGCCCAAAACTCAGGTGGGTGTCCGCCAAAATTAGTTGTTGCAACTTCTACTATTCCTAATTCGGGCATTCCACCAGGAGTTAGTTGATCTACCATTTATTTGGTTCTCCTATCTTATTTTTTTTTAAGTGTCCATCATTTCTATCGATTAATGTTGGCTCTGGTGAAGCTTTGTATTGCATTACTTGACTTCTTTTTTTTGCAATCAAAATTCCTTTTTCGTCTTTAATTACAACCAAAGGATCATCTAGCCTGTGATATCCATAAAGTTTTTCATCATCTGGAATTGATGTATCTAATAATGTGCTTGTAGCAGCAACTTCAACTTGTATACCTGCATGCATGCATTTACTCAACCAAAATTCTACAGATGCACGACCAGCTTCTGCAAAATAAAGATTACCCTTATAACCAAAATCTATTCCATAAAGTTTTAAATATCTAACTTTATTCCATAAAGCAAAAGCAATTGCATAAGAGACTGTATTATTTAAGTAATGACAACCACACGCACCCAAAACTTCTTCAATAGGATATTCAACTAAGCCCGGACATCGTTTATCTTTTTGACAAGTATATATTGGTCCCTTATGTTCTTTTAACATTTTAACCATGCTATCTGTTTGCATTCCAGCGTCTTCTGAATCTAAAAATCTTGATGGGGGGTCCATCATAAAAATTCTATCGTGAAAAATAACAGAACCAACTGAATTAATTGCCCACACTTCATCGAAGTGTCCTCCATGAGATTTAGCTAAGTTATAATCAAACCAACTTCTTCCCAAACCAACAATAGCAACAGTCTTGCCTTCTAGCTTTGAAATGCGTTTCATTGCTCTCTCCTTTTAAACAACTTGTGTTCTTAACGAATCATATCTGTACTCGTCTCTTCTTCCTCTGGCTTCTGCCATATTTTTTAATCTAGCAATTTCTTGTTGAAATCTGCTTTCATATAAATTTATTAAATCTTGCTCTCCCTTCATAAACATATAAGACTCTACTAAACATCCATATAACAAAGCATTTCTAGCTACTTCAGATATCCAAGTTCCTGTCGTATCAGTAACCAATGAATTTGGTTTATATAAATAATGTAATTCTGTGCTGTAATCAGAATCTGGTACTGGAGCTAAAATAAAAGTAGATCCAGTGCTTGAAGATGTTGATAACTCTTTATCAAAATCTGCATAATAAAGAGGTCTGCCTCTTTTTGATGAATCTGTAGGATCTGGAGCATATTCTTGCATAAAACTTGGATGTTTTTTATCTAAATAATAATAGTCTCCATTACCATCAATAACAGCTAATGAGAAACTTAATTCAAAATCAGCTGGCGCTGTTAGAAATCTATTTCCAGTTGATACATTTCCGTTGACATTTTTTCTAAAATAATCAAATTGAACAATTTCAAATATTCTTTCTTCAGTATTTTTTATAATGTCATCTAATGTACTAACAAAAGTAGTTTCACTATTATCAACATAGTTTTGTATAAGTGTTTTTAATTCTGATAGTGTTAATGGACTGCTCATTATGTAGTAATTGTAACGCTTCCAACTGAACCTGTCATTTCTGATATTAAAAACTTAGTTCCTATGATATCTGAGTTTATATAATGAGGTTGATAAAGATTTGAATAAACTACAACAATATATCCTTGGCCAACTTCTTTATCGTTATTGGGCCTAGGCTCATATAATGCTTCTGGATCTGAAACATGTGGCAAAGGTTCTAGTTGTGGATGTTTTGGTTCCCAACATTCAGAACAAGTTTTTAAACCAGTCCATTCTTTTTTTAATTGATTTAATGGGTATTCAAATGCACACCTATCACATAGCGCTATTGCATATTTATCAGAAGCATATGCCATTATTATAATCCTGGTTTATATGGAGATACTCTAAATGATGCTCTGTCTTGGTCTTGAGAAAGAGCTCTTTCAAACTCTTCTTCATATGTTTGTTTAAGTAGGACAACCCTATCTGGAGCTTTTTTAACTGCAATGTAATATGCAAGTCCAGCTGCAAAACATGGATAGAATCTAAAAGGCATATCCATAGTATCTGTTCCTGCATCTGCATCATCCATTCTAACTATTTTATTAAAAACTAATATGTCAGTAGAATTTTCTGGCGATGGCCATATTTTTAATACAGGCGTTGTTAGTTTATCTAAAAAAAATTCTGATGGTCTTGATTTTGTTGCTTTGGTTGGAATATTTAAGTATTCACTCCTACTTATCATTGACATTTGCATGTCAGTTGTTGTTCCACCTGTAGTTCTTCTTAAAGAACAATCAAGAATGTCTATTACATTTGAATTTAAAGTGTAACTAGCAGTCCCCTCGGTAACAGTTTGAGTTGCTTGCTCAATAGTCCATTGATTTAAACCTCTATTAGCCCATTCAGCAAGCATAAGATTAATAGATCTTCTTGCTGTTTTTAAATCATAACCGGTTCTAAGTTCAAGGCCACATCTTTCAAATGCTTCCTCTACAAACTCAGCTACATTTGGTTCAAAATCTGTACTACCTGATAGCGCCATTATTACGCATGAAAAGCTGTCATTGTAGTAAACGTGCTAACTGTATATTGAATATATATTCCGCTTGTAAATAACACTCCATCTTCAGGCATACTTACATCACGAGTTACAGTAGCACTAGCCACAGTTCCAAGTTTCATTGTGCTTGTACCAGTTGGTGATGTAGTTAAGAAATCAATAGTTCCAGCTGTTGCTGAATTAACCATATAAGTTCCTTTTAATCTGCTCCTTCCTGCAAAAATTACATCTGCACAACTTGCGTTATGCCCAACTGAAAGATTTCCTGCTGCTGCTGCATCAATTGCAATTTGGGTGATTGTTTTAAAATACTTAGTACCAGTTTTAGTACCAGCATTAGCTGGAACTATTTCTTCTGTTTGTGAATCACCATTTACATCTGTGCCTGTAACAGTCAAAGTTTTTCCAGTATCATCGCCTGCGGAAAGGACTGTTAAGATCCTTCCCGCTGAATATGTTACTACGCCGCCAGATGCATCAGTTCCATTTAATGTAAGATTTCCTGCACCACTTGGTGTTTGAGCTTGGGCGGCACTATCAGCATCAAGTGCATTTGTGTCAGCAGTCAAAAAAACTGCTTGTACATCTGAATCTCCTGCCATAATTTACTCCTACTTATATGTTGAGCTTAATTAATGAGTAGTCAGTGGTTACATCAACCAACATGACAGTTCCTACAATATCAAGTATGTCACTTGTTGCGGGAGCTACGCCACCTGCAACTGTTGCTGATCTAACTGCGTTATGTCCAAGCACTAATGTTCCTACAGTTAATACTGCTGCTGGTCCATAAGTTTGGAACCAACCATAAGCACTTAATGCCATGTCAACAACGGGAACACCCATTACTGCACCTGTTTCTGCTGCTGGTGCAACTACAAGTCCAGACCAAGGATCTGACATTAAAGAAACTTTAGATGAAGTTGTTATTGCTGTAGCCAATGCATCGTGACATGTTATTACAACTGAAGGGTCAGATGAATGATCGTGTGCTGGGTTAGAAGCAATTTTTAAACATTGCCCTTCACCTGCTGCATCATTTACATAAAGATAACCGCCTGCATATTGATTTAAAGTAAGGTCAGTTCCTGCTGTTTCTACTGAAATAGCATATTCACCTGCTGCGACATTTGCTGTTGGTGCTAAATCTTGGTGATCAGCTTTTGTTCCAACAATAGTTTGAACAAGTTTTCCTGCTGTTAATGCAACACCACCTACTTTACCATATCTAAATACTCTATCGCCGTAGTATAAAACTGATCCTAAAGGAATATCGTTGCCTAAAGCATCTGTTATAGAAGTTGTCCCACTTGTAAAAGGGTTAATTACAGAATCAGGACTTGAGCCTTTACCTGTAAAAAAGTCTGTGGGGGCTGAACCTAATATTGAGCTACTACCAGTAACACCACCAATTTGATAAGTGCCACCTTCTCTAGTTCCATAGGTAGTCTCTGCTCCTGTTGTGGAGTCGACTCTGTAGGTTATAAAGCCGTTTTGTGAACGGACGGGACCGCTAAAGCTCGATTTTGCCATAATTTCCTCCTGGGAAATAAGTTCTATTGTCTCGGCTTGTCTGCTAGGTCAGTCGATAGAACAAATTAATTTATCCTAGATATTGAATTAAGTATATCAGATTAGTCTAAATGTGGAAGTGTTTGTTTTGCCTCTAAAACACTTTCTCTAGATTGATATAGAGATTTATATGTATTTTCTATGATAGGATTTGTGCCAAAAAAGTCTACTAAATCTTTTCCAACCATCTCTATTAAAGCTTGAATAGTAATTAATCGACCTTGAATATCTTTTAATTTTTCTCTTGAAATATTATTTTTCACAATAATTATTTTATCCTTTTTTTGTCTTATATTATATCCTTTTAACCAATTGGTAGTATTAATTATTTTTTTTTCAAAATCTGAAAAAGATTCCCAGTCTCTTATTTGATCGACAGTTCTACCACATCCAATACATGTTTCATCGAATGGGGCCACAGATGTTGAACATACTCCAACACATGGAGAATTAGCTAAACTTATACATTCATGTAAGGCTGTATTCATAAAACCTAAAATGTTTTTCTTGCATTATACATTTATTAATCAAAAATAAACAAATATTTTTTTTATGTAAAAAAAAAGGGAGCCGAAGCTCCCTTTTAAATGAGGGTTTCCCCTCACCCCGGAAAAGGTTTATGCACCTTGTGATGCAAAGACAGCTCTTGGGTTTGACCATCCGAATGAGTATCTTTCTCTAGCTTTGAATCTGACGTTGCCAGTATCAAAGTCACCTTCCATAGAAGTTGAAAGAGGAGATCTCTCGAAGTGTTTAAATCCATCAGGACAATCTGATAATAAATACCATGCATCGTTATCAGTTAAAAAATGATTAACTGAATAACCATCTGGGACCATTCCCAGATTTTTAATTGCATTGATATCGTTATCAGATGTACTAACTCTCCCTGGTGATTTTAAAAGTCTATCAGCCACAAATTGTAATTGTGGTGGAATGATTAACTTTTTACCTTGAAGAGCAAGGATCATATTTTTGTCATCAACAAAAGTTGAAACAGAAATTAAAGCATCTTCTAAAGATGTTTCATTCAAGTCAGAGTAAGTGCTTGGTCTGTTACTAAATGTACCACCACCAGTTAATGGGTGGGCTGTGCTGATTAATGCAACACCATCTCCACCGGTATAACTTGATGAAAAAGCATTATTTAATACAGATGCACCTTTTACTTGCTTCGTATGAGCCATAGATCTTGCTAGAGCCTTAGTGTATCTAGCACCCAATCTGTCATAAAGATTATCTTCAATTGCTTCTTCTGTAAGAGCAAAAGCTAACGCAATAGTCTCATGTGAGTATCTAGCAGTATAACCTTCTGAAGCAGAATCAAATGAGACTCCAGTTCCTTCTGGTTTTACTTGTGCGTTACCGAAACCTACTATTAAGGTTTCTTCTTCAAATGCTCTATCTGAAGATTCAGTTTCAAAGATTTCTTTATGTTCATCTTCGTACCTAGCGTATTCCATGCCAAACAAAGCATTTAAACCAGGTTCGAGTTCCTTAGCTAATTGTGAACGATTAATAGCCATGATTTATACTCCAGTTGTTTGAGCGTAGAAGTGCTCGTTGATTTTGACAATCATATTGACGTTTGCTGAAGCTGATCCAGTACCTAAAGTGTTATTTTCAGGATCTTTGGAAAATCCAACGATTCTGAGTTGTGCAGTAGTAGCCGCTGTAGTTCCACTAATTTCAACACCAGATTGTCCATCAGATGTTGAACCAGAAGCATAAACAGAGTCGGCGTTATTACCAACAACTGTTTGTACTACAGAACCTGTAGCAGCGCTTTGCACTTCAAATAACATATTAGGGTCGTCACATATGAAAGCCACCGCGTCTGATGAAACTGTACCATTAGGCCAGTAAGAAGAATAAATTACTTCTCCACTCGCATTGGTAAATTTGCATCCCCTAAAGACTCCTAGCAGAGGATTATCCGTAGCACTAGCAACTAAAATAGTGCCAGCATTGGTCATCTTCACTAGGTCGCCTGAAAATATGTTTCCGCTTGCGCCTGAAGCAAGTGAGTATTCAGTAACGCCTTCGCTATTACTTCCACTTCCTTGCATTCTAATTGGCTTTAAGCCGAAAGCAGCATCTTGGTTAGCCATAATATATGTACCTATAAAATTATTTTTTAAAAAAAGAGAAAAAAACTAACTGCTTTTTTCTCCACCAAATGTAACCCTGGATTTCATATCTCTCGATATCGGCATCGCAGGATTCTCTTCACGCATTAGGTCGTTTTCCACAGCTGTCATTTGGTTTTGGGTTTGTTGTTCAAAGAATTGATTTCTTTGATCTGCGATTTCTTTTGGTATTTTGCACAGTATCAAACCACCCACTCCAATAACTCCAGCGTGACGACCATCATCGACAATAGGCAACTCATGATATCCGGGGAGCTCTTCAGGTCTAACTGGAACGAATCCTTCACGAAATCTTTTTGAGACATTCGTTTTGTCTTCAACTCCAGCTACCGATTCCCTCACCCAGTGATAAACAATACCTTGAGATTTGGCGGCATTTACTGCCTCTTCTGGTAATTCTAAGGCCGTTGGCATTTTCCATACTTTTGGCCTTTCTTCAGTCTTCCTAGTTTCTAATTCTCTAGGAGTCTTATCATCATTACTGTTTGCTCTAGTTTCTCTAGTATCTTTATTACTCATGATTTTTGTAGCCTCGCTTTTTGTATTGCGTAATCTTTAAATGACACTCCAAGCTTTTTGGATAATGCCTGTTCGCTTGGCGTCAATTGAATACGATTTTTTTTGCGTCCGGTCGATGTATTGCGTGTTGGTGAAGCAACAGTCTGGACGGGTTTTTTATTTGCTTCCACGTTAAATTTGTGAGGCAACTCTTGTCGCACTCTCTTATCAATCTCACTATAATACTCATTGCTGTCTGTGTCAAAGCCTTCGTTCTCTAATTGCTTGTGAACTGCAAAAGCAACTGAGGTTGCAACTTGGTCTTGTCCAAACCAAGTATTGTTTTTTGCCCATTCACGAGCTTTAGATGATGGCTCTGCATAGTTCTCTTGAGGCCCAACAGACTGATAATCTATTTGGTTGGCTTGTTGTTCTAAATAAACTTTTTCTTGTTCTTCATATTGTTTTTGAGCTTGACTATATTGTTCAAGCCTAGCTTTATCAGAAGCAGCTAAAGTTAGAGCTTCTGTAGCAGATGCTATAGCCTCAGAATCTCCAGATTCTGTTGCTTGTTTTAAAGCTTGTCTTGCTAAAGTCATTTGAGATTCAACTCGATTCGTGAATTCATTACTGTAACTGTTTGAAAAAGTTCTTTGTTGCTGTCTTAATTTTTCATTTTGATCTTTTAGATCATTAGCATATTGCACAGCCATAAGTTCTCTTCTTTGAAACTCTTTGGCTTGGGCCACTGCTTTATTAATTCTATTTTGTGCAAGTGATGCTCTTTTTTCTACTTCAGATAAATCTTTAGCCTTTTCTTCTACTTGAGGAGAAACTTCAAAATCTTCTGTTATTTCATCTTCGGTTACAGGAGAAACTTCTGATTTTTCATCAATAGAAATTTCAACTGGTTCATCACTAACGTTTTCTTCAACTCGTTTTTTTTCGGGCACTGCTGCCTTTTCAATTTTTTCGTCTGTGATTTCTATATCTAAATTTTCTGCTTCACTTGCCATTTTTTACCTCTCTTATAAAGATTTAATATCATCAGGATCTAAAATAGTACCAATGATGTCATCATCATTAATGATTCTAACCTCATAGTCATCTTCTAATTTAAAACGAGAACCAGCATATCTGCCAATTAACACCCAATCTTTTTCTTTACACCAGGGCTCGTTTCCATATTTTTCTGTTTCTTTATAGGCTAAAGGTCCAACCTTTAATACATAAGCAACAACAGTAGATAAAGATTCTCTATCTACAGTTTCTTTAACAAGTTGAATACCGCCTTCAGTAACTCCTTTACCACGATAAGGTAGTACAAGAATACGCCATCCTGTCGGAGTTGGCATTCTGTCTAACAATGATTTTTTTAGTAGTGTTGGATCTAAAACTCTTGATTCTTCTTTAACAAAAGCCTGATCAATCTCTGAAAAGGGTTCTTCGTTTTCTTCTATTTTTTCTGCGACTTTGTCATTCATCGATATCATCCATATGCAGCGTTTCTTTTAAATCGTCTATGAGTGAACGAATCGCTGATAACGCACCCATATGATACTTGTAATCTTCCATCGATTGTACATTCCCAGCTGAAAGACTGTCAACCAAATCTTGTTCTCTTTTGCGTAGAGCTTTAAAAAAATACTCTGCAAGTTTTATGCTATCCATGGCTCTCTCTTGCCTATGTGTGTTTTATGGTGTTGGTCCCAATCTTCTCTTTCTTCTGAATTTGTCAATTATATGACGGGGTATTTTAGGTATGGTAGGTACGTTAGGTACAAAGGGATTAGGTATGTTAGGTATTGTGGGTTTTACAATACTAGGAGGAATAAGTCCAGGTATACTTGGATCTTCAACAGAACCGGGATAAGGACGATCTAAATCAAATGGTTCAGGAATATTTTGAATAGACTTTAAATCATCTGGTATTGGAATATCTTCGTCAAACGATTCAAAATCAGGAGTGACTGATTGCGGAGGTGGAGGCATTTGATAATTACGCATAATGTTATCGTAATCAAAACTCATATCAGGCAAGCCACTAAAGTCTAAGTTTTGTAAATAATCTGGTAATCCCGGAAAAGTATCTTGGCCTGGTATATAAGGTACAGGTTGTAGAACTCCTGGAGGTGCATCAGGCATAGGCGTAGCCAACTGACCTTCTAGTTCTGCAATGCGAGCCATCATTTCTTGGAATCTAGCATCTTGAGCCGCCATCTCTTCAGCACGCTTTGCTGCTTCAGCTTCTCTTATTGGGGCTTGACCAGCAATATACTGATCAACAAATTGTTGTCCCATAGGACTTTGAATTTGACGACTGAATTGCTGACCAATAGGGTCAGGCATGACATCTGTTGGCACGAAAGCTTCTGTCGGTTGGGGTGGAGCTTGAAAACCCGGAGGTGTGTAATAAGCAGGCCCACCTACAACTGCTGTAGGCCTACCTATTGGATAAGGTTCTGGCGGTAATGCTGGAGCCATATGTCCGGGCGCTTGATTTAAGCCTTGAGAATAACCAGGCACTCTAGAGGGTTGGCCATACATCTGATTTTGAATGCCTATAGGTGCTACTGGAGCACTCTTGCTGCTAAATAATGCCATTAATAAACTCCGCTAAACTTAGTTCCTCTAAGAGCAGCTTTGCCGCCTCTACATTTACCAGCGCCATATGGTTTTGGTGCAGATGGATTTGCAATTTTTTCTGGTGTTGGATACTTGACAGTACCTTGATCTTTAATATTAACGCTTGCTTTTACGTTTTTTACTTTTTCCATTTTTCTTTACCTTTTTATTTTTTGACTTCTTTGCTTTTTCTAATGCAATAGCAATAGCAGTCTTTTGTTTTTTACCTTTACCAATTAATTCTTTTATATTAGCAGATATTACCTTCTTACTACTACCTTTTTTTAAAGGCATTACTTTTTCTTAACTACTTTGGCCTTAGCCTTAGAGACAGTTTTAGGCTTTTTGGATTTAGACTTAACTTCTTTGGTTGCTTTCGCAAGGACTTTGTCCGCTTCTTTGTCGACCTTTTTGGCGATCTTGTCGATGTCGATATTTGCATTCTCATTGATGATCGGTTGATTGCCATTTAATTTTGCCTCTTCTTCTTTCATTGCAGCTTTATTCACTGCTGCCATTTTTTGTCTAACTGAACTCATTTGTTGCCTCGCATGATATCCATTGCTTTAAATTGATTTTGCTGCTCGATTCTTTCACGAGCAATTTCGTCTTTCATCATAGCAATTTCTTTTTGAATTTGTAACCTTTGTTCTGCAATCTCATTACCTTGCATTGCTTTCATTGCATCAAACTGTTGTCTTTGTGAAAATTCTTCACGTTTGCGTTGCACATCATCAGCTTTAATATCTAATTCCTTACCCCTTAATTCAACCAATGGATCAGGCATTGGAGGGGGTGGCATAAAGACTGAATTGATTTGCTCCATTAATTGAGCAACAACTGCTGCCACATCACGAGCCACAGTTTCTTGTAATTGTTGTTGATAACCCATAGAAACTTCTGGTGGCAATTGATTAATTTGTTGTAACATTTCTTGGAATTCTGGATTTTGTGCATTTTGTTGATCAACAATTTCAGCAGCCCTTAAAGATATATGTTGATAAACATGTGCTTGAATTAAAGATAAAACTACTGGATTAGTTTGAGCAGTAACAGTTCCATATAAAGATAAATGAGAATTGATATGTGCATCATGATCTTGTCCTGCAAATGCTTGTTGAACTGTACCTGAGATAAGCCCTGCATTTTCATTAGCAGGATCTACTGGTTGTGGTTGTGGAGGAGGCGGTAATAATTGCTCAATATTTTGTACCCCCATAGAAGAATACATTCTTCGATAAGCTTCATAAATTCCATCGGGCCCATGTATCTCTGGATTACTTTGTACTGTCGTAAGTAACTCTTGTGCCATCATAACCCTTTGACTCATTGAAAAAGTATTTGGATCTGAAACTGGTAATACATCTACTCTTTCATCGAAGTCCATAGACTTAATTATTTGATTGCCATTAGTAGTAAGGTATGGATAGTTTTCTGGTAAATATTCACTAAATACTTTAGCAAGCAAAGTAAATTCTATACGTTGACTTGCATGCAATCTTTTGTGAATTGCAGACATAACTCTAGTACCACGCTCCAATAAAGCAACTGTTGTACCAACTGGAGCATTAGTATTTGCATCTCCAACTTGCAAGTCAGCAATAGATGCGAAACGCCGGCCACTATCTACAAGGATTCCCAGGAGAGAAAGGAGAGTTTGAGAGGGTTCCTTAAACGGCAGTGGCACAAAGGCGTCTCGCAAACTTCCACCGGGAGCATCCATATCTCGGAACTCACCTGGTTGTAAGGGTTGATCGTCATTGCGAATACGAATTCCACGAGCTTTAAAGCCAGCTGGTAAATTAGATAAAGTACCAGCGTCAATAAGCTGACGCAAAATTGAAGTTGAAGCTTTTGACAAGCCTCCGATCATATGAGTTAAACCAAAGCCATAGAACCCTAGGCCTGGTAAAAACTTATAATGTACAAAATAATTAATGCGTTGTTTTAAAGCATCGTTTTCTTTGTAATTTTTTCTTATAGATAAAACTTTGTCATTAGCAATAGTAACAATATATGGAAGTTTAATTCCTGTTTCTTCGCCATTAGCATCTAAATCTTCATATCCTGGTATTACACAGTCTGTATGTATTTCATAAACTTGACAAGTTTCATCATCTGAATAACTAGGTTTAATTCCTTGAATGTCATCAATCTCTTCTTGTACTTCATTTTGATCATTTTGATCTACGCTTCCATAATTAAGTTTTATATTTTTATAAAATCCAACTTGTTGCAATTTGCGTATGTCATTCATAGACATATTAACCAAGTGAGTGATACGACTTGCGCTATGTAAATCAGTAGACCCATAAGGGACAATTAAATCTTCGCTTGGGATAAATTTAGAAACAGCTCTGCCAACTGTTTGATCATAATAAACTTTTCTAAAAGCTGAACCAGAAAGTGGTAAATAAAACAACATTTGATCTGTTTCTGGATCATATTCTTTCATCACTTGCATAAGCTGATAGTTCATAAACTCTTGAACTCTTGATGCTTGCTGGTCTATTTCTGGAGTTGACATTCCAATAACTTGAGTTTTTACAGGACCTTGAGAGGGTAAAACTTCGTTATATGCTTGCGCTTGGAACTGAGTTACAGATTCTGCAAGCAATGGATGCATAACACCAGATGCGCCTTCAAACGGCTGCGATCTTTCTTCATATTTCATGCCAAGATATTCAAGGCCATCACGATAAGTTTTTTCCCATTCTCTACGTGAATCTTTATCAGCTTCAACATTACCCATTAAATCATTTTTAATAGACGCAAGATCTTGATCGTCCATAGTTTCAGCAAGGTTTGCATAAAAATCTGTATCTTCTAATGGTGGTGTTACTGCTCCAAAGACAAGAGTGCCATCATCGAGTTGTTCAAATGCATCTAGCTCTGGTTGTTCTTCTTGAATATCGACTTCGATATCCATGCCTTTAGATCTATCTCTTACTTTAAGATCTACTTGTTCGTCAATTGTAATTGCTTTGTCTACTGTTGCCATTATTTTTTTTCTATGCCAAAACCTTTTATAGCTGCTCTGTTTGATGGAGTGTATTTTTTATTTTTTTTCCCTTGCTTAGCTTTTTTTTCTTTCTTTCGCTGTCTATAATCTAGAGCTCCTGCGGTTCCCACAAACGCTGCCAAGTGACCCATTTCCACAGCATCTGCCCCAGTTTCTCCATATCTTTCGATACGTCTTTTACGTCTTGCAGCTTTTTCATCTTTAAGCTTATCTATAGTTTTTTTAAGGAAATCAGCGCCTTTTTTTATTTTTCCCATTCCATATTCTCCTGTGTTTATCTTTTAGATTTTAAGAAAGCCTTACCCTGTCCTTTAATGGCTATGCCACCGCCAGCTAGCTTTTTAGGTTTGGCTTTAATTTTAGGAACTTTAGTTGGCCCTGGTTTAACTGTAGATTTATTTTTGGGAACTTTAGTCGGCGCTGGTTTCGTGCCAGTCGCCTTCTTAGGTTTTATGGATTTTTTGTTTCTTAACTGTGTCATTGGAGAAAGAACAGTCTTCGTGCCAGTCGCCTTCTTAGGTTTGCCTGATAATAAATCTTCAGCCATCTTGGTAAGTTCTTTGTTTACATTGCCACGAGCATCTCTAATGATGGGAACACCTTTTTCTGTGGTAACAGTTTCAATCTTGGTGGGCTTGCCAGTCGCTGGTTTCGTGCCAGTCAGCTCATCAACTTTTTTGTTAAGGGCTGCTTGAATTTCTGGATCTTTTGACTTCATGACCACTTTTCCGTCTTTGATTCTTTCAGCCATATCCTTTGTCATTCTAGAGATGCTCTTTATAAATTTTATTTTGCTCATGATTATTTCTTTTTCTTTTTATACGAAACTTTTTTACCTTTTTTCTTTGCAGCAGCTTTAGCCATTGCAATCCCTTTAGGCGTATATGAGTAATGTTTCTTTCCTACTTTTGGCATTGTTATTACCTCTAATAATAAATTCGTTGTATTGGTATTAGTTCATCATCATCTTCGTCTGAATCCAATTTCACAAAATTACCTTGACGAAATCTTAGTATAGCCTGTGTTGTCGAATCTACAAAGTCATCATTTTCCCCATACGGAAAAGCTGCACATTCTTCTATGACCTCTTCTGCAAAAATAGCGTCAGGAGCCCATACCATCCCCGCTTCAAATACAGGCGAGGCGCTATGCACTCTAGTAACTTTATCCTTCCCTTTAGTGGGTCGATAATTCACCACAGGTATACCCATCATTCTCAGCTCATGCGTCAAAGGCATACCACTTGCTTGAGATTCTATCAAGACCATGTCCGGTTGCCAACACATATATTCATCATAAGCTTTCGTTTTAAGATCCGGAAAGTCCCAACGGCCCCTCTTGGCATCAAGCAAAATAATAGATTCAGGCGCTCCATCGCTAGGTTTAAAAACACCCCAAGTGGTAATGGCACTATAGTCAGCAGTTTCTTTGGCACTAAAAGCTGTATCATAAGATTGAAGTATATAAGAACATGGTGGTGGATCATCATGCTCCCACATTTGCCACCACTCACGTTTGATCAGCGCCCCTTCCTCAGAGGTGGGGTTTTGCATATATTGAGCATTCCACTTAGCAACAGGCAAAGATGCTTTAACTGATTCAAGCTCTTTAATATTCCAGTAGCCGGGCCACAAAGGTTCTCCACTTTCTAAAATGGCAGGTAGCTCTACAATCTCCCATTGATCAGCGTGTGGCTCAGCCATTCTGCGAATCAACTTTTCAGTAAGATCAAGAGTGCTCCATCTTGTCATCACAATTACAATCGTACCTCCTGGCTGTAAACGCTGGCGGGGTCCAGAGGTATACCATTCATACGCTGACTCAAGTGCAGATGGTGATAGGGCATCTTGCTCAGAATGTGGATCATCAATAATCAGTAAGTCAGCGCCTCGACCTGTAATCGCGCCACCGACTCCAGCAGCAAAATACTCACCGCCTTTGTTCGTCTCCCACCGACCTGCGGACTTGGAGTCAGCTGATAAGCTAACGTTTTCAAATATTTGTTTGTATTCATTAGTATCCATAAGGTTTCTCACCTTACGCCCAAACCTTGCCGAGAGTTCGGCGGTGTGAGTTGTTTGCATGATTTTCATGTCGGGCTTGAGTCCCATGACCCAGCTAGGAAAGTAAATAGATGCAAACTCAGACTTAGTATGACGTGGGGGCATGTTAACGATTAGGCGTTTGCACTTGCCTTGAGCTACAGCTTCGAGCTTTTTCGCAAAGAGCTTGTGGTGTTCGCCTTCGATGAAGCCGTCCCATACTTGATTGACATAATGAATAAAGTCTTTCTTGGCTTTACTGCTGGTTTTAAGTTTCTTGATGCGATCTTGAATAGCTACTATCTCTTTTAGAGCATCATCTGGTACATGGTCTAGTTTTGTATTTTGTGCAGGCATCTCAAAATGTTTTTTCTCTATGTGAAATATGGTACCTCAATAGGGGTCCCAATTGAAGAGGGGGGGGTGAAATGTATTTTTTTGGTAATTGTTTGAGTAAATAGTTATTTATAAGGTCAAAAAAAATCGCCACACCCATATATGTGGGGGTGTGGGTTAAACAAAAACACGTCAGCAAAAAATGGCCTTTAGATCAATAGAGACCCAAAAAAAAAGGGGATCTCATGATCCCCTTTTTTTGTATTGGATTTAACTTTAATCCATATCCATGAGATTAAAGGTCCCCTCCTCAAACTCATGGCAAACATCCCAAGATAGATTGAGATTATGCTGTTCGCAATACTCTCTCATCTTCTCAAAGATTTTAATTGGAGCTCCCCAAGCAGTTAAGAATTTAACTGTTAGCTCATCATCAAAGTTAGCACAGATATCAACATCGTAAGAGTTCCACTTGGTGTCCCAATTACTCCAACTCCAATCGTACCAATTATCGAACCCATGCTCTTTAATCCAACGCTTGCGAATCAAGATATCTCTAGGCACATAAC